TTTTTAATTTTATAATATTCGTTTAAAGCTTCAGAGTCGTCTAATTTAGAAACGTCTCTATTTAAATTTACGTAATCCTGCATATCTCCACCTGTTTCTTCTATAAAATCTACAAGCTTTTGTATATTTTCAGGTAGTGGTTTTACAGTAGCAGCAGTTTCTTCAACAGCTTCTTCAATAACTTCTTTAACTTCTTCTACTTCTTCTACTTTTTTTTCTTCAGTAATCTCTTCTATTACCGGAGCTTCTGTTTTTTCTTCTACAGTGTTTACGTTTTCTTTTGTTTCCTCTACGGCCTTTTCTTCTTTTTTTGGCTCAGGCGGTGGAGCGCTCAAGTCTATTTTAATAATATCTGGGTCCCCAGCACTATCAAATTTAGATTCATCTAAAACGTTTTCAACAACCTTTTCAGAAGGCTGTTCGTTTTTTTCTTCAGTTATCTCTTCGATAACATCATTGTTTTCTTCTATCATAATAAAATTTTATAAAATATTAAAAATTAGAGATCAAACTTTTCCATGTTTGCACCTCCACTAAGTATATCATTACCTGATGATTCAAAATTATTAACGGAATCACCCTGTTTTCTTCGCTCAATCATTTCTTTTTGATGCATAGCTTGTTGGTCTACTCTTTTATCTTTCCTGTCTTCTCTTTCACCTTCGCTTTGCTTTTTTGTTTGTAATTCTAAATTTTTCATTTTAGAATTAAGATCAAACTCATATTGCATTAATTGCTTTTTAGCATTAACTTCACTTTCTAAATACTGAGCTTGTAGCTGGCTTTTAATTTGTTCTAATTGAGATTCAGCTTCAGTTTTTGCTTGCAGCTTTTGTATTTCCATTTGAGCAGCCGCTTGTTGTTGTTGCGCATTAGCTTGAGCTTGGGCTTGTATGTTTTGTTGCTGCATCGCTTGATCTCTTTGCATTTTCTTTTTTCTTTTAACTTTTAACAATTGATTTGCCAGTTTAACGTTTCTAACGTTACGTAAATCTATAGCATCGTCTATGTCTAAAGTCTTTTGCTGTAAAGACATTTGTATGTTGTTTTCTAATATAGCTTTTTCTTCCTCGTCTGGCAGTAAGTCTATAAATATACCAAAATCATACAAATACAAATCTTTTATTTCCTCTAATGTAGCAACGTTGTGAGCGCCTATAGCTTGTATAAAAGCCTGTTTAGTAGGTGAATACTGCACAATATCAGATACACGCAAAGACAAGCACTCAGCAGCTTCCGCAGTTAAGTAAAGCATAGACTGTAATATGTGTCTTGTGGCTGTATTAGAATTAGCAGCGGCTAATTTTTGTACTCCTACTAAAGCGTTTTTGTCAGGTAAGCTACCATCTCTAGCTTCATTTAAACCAGTAACGTCTCTTATCATCTGCATATAATAATTATACGTAGTTATTAAGCTTTGTATTTTGCCACCATTAACGTTATTATTTATTTGTTGTATTGGAACTTTTCCAGGATTTGGATTTCCGTCTGAAGTAAAACTTCTACCTATGATACTACCAGTTTGAAAAAACATATTTAAAGCTTCTTGTGGGCTGTAGTTTGTTCCATTACCAAGATCTATTTCAGCTAAACCATCAGCATCTAAATACACGCCATCCGGTACCATACGCGCCATAACTTGCTGTAACTTTAAGTGAGTTAACTGCACCATATCAGCAAAGCCTGTTATTCTACCAACTAAAGATTCTATTCTATCTTTATATATTCTAGGCGCAACAATCTGGTAAGGCATTTTAACCTTATTAAATTCAGAGTCTGATCGCATCATATTAGGGCACATTCTCCACTCAAGTAACTTTTCACATCCTAATACAAAAACACCTTCGTATAAAACTTCTACGACTCTTTCAAGTTTTCTATACTCACCGTCCATACTAGCTGGAGGATTAAATGAATCATCTTTTTCAATTATTTTTTCACCACCAGCCTTTGTTGACTTTAACTTATAAACGTTGTTCATATAAGTTTTAAAATTAAAATACATAACTTCAATTTTATTTCTATCTTTTTCTTGAGTCCTGTTGTAACTTTCATATCCGTAGCCCCCAGATTTACTAACTATTTCTTCTATTTCTTCTTCTGTTAAATTTGGAAATTGTTTAACCAGCTCGTTTATTGGTATTTCTTTTACTTCACCAACATAATATATATCATCAAAATAAGGAGACTCTGTGTTAGAATAAACAACGTTAGCTGGGTTTACGTACTTAACCTTAGCGCCATCAGCGTAGTCAAAGCTAGTTTTAGTAACAGATATGCCAAGAACCGTTAAGTCATACAAGCATCTTCTTCTAATTAAATCATAATCACTAGCCTCCATTAAAACGTTTATAGCTTGCTCTTCAGCTAACTCAACAGATTGCTTGTAGCTAAGTTGCATGTGAAGTGCTAGCTCTTCTTCTGTTTCTGGCAAAGTATCAGGACTATTCTCATATAAATCTATAGAAAATAAATCTTTAGCAGCATTGTTAAACTCTTTAGATCTCATATCTCTTAATATAGACTCCATATAATCAGTTCTTTTACTAACGCCATATTGATCTTGAGCAAACGCTGTTATTTCGTAATTTCTTTGAGCCATGCCGTTGACGACTATATCTACAAACTTAGGTATTATAGGCACCGGCTTCCAGTCTAGATTTAAATAAGATAGATCACCATTTATAGATAATTCATTTTTATATTTTTGTACTGATTGTTCTCCTCTAGCGTAAAGCCTCAACTGATCAAATTTTTGTTGATGACTATTATATTTAGACGTGGTTCCTGAAAACCATTCATGCCTTATAGCCTTTGCTATTTTTAAACCATATTCTTCACTTAGTTTTTCTAAATCACTAACTGATTGAGAGGGAAAGTATGTAGAGTAATCTGATCTCATATTTTATTTTTAATTATCTTAGATGAAAATCCGTTATTATTATATTTTGATACATGCAGGTTTAGCGGTTCTCTTTTTTGTTTTGGATTTGGTCTATACAAGTGTCTATTACAAGCCATAATTGCTAAGCCAGAGCTTATTGAGGCATCGTGCTTTGTTCTTCTATTTATATCAAACTTAGACCAATCATTTAGCGTTTCGTTAAAATACGTAGTTCCGTATGTTCCGTCTTGTAGTAAGCCAACGTGGTCATTGATATACATTTCAATTGCGGCAGCGTGAGCTTGCTTTATATCTTCACTAGAGTTTGGTATGCCACCAACTTCTTTTTCCGCAGTTGATAATTTATTCCAAACCTTATCAGGTCTATTCATGCTAAATCCTCTATATCCTCTTCTACGCAAATAGTATAATAATCTTGGCTTGTTATTTTCAGCAAGTATTGGCATACCATAAAAAACTAAAGACATTAAAACGTCTTCAAAAAATATCTCAGCCGTTTGAGGTCTAGCTATATATTCTAAAAAGAAAGTGTTAGCTGGGGCATCTTCCATTGAAAATTTAGTTAATCCGTGTAAAGCGCCTTTTGAGCCTTTATTGTCCACTGTTCCAGATATATCGTATGAATCACAGCCGAACGCACCCATGTGTTCATTACCTGGATACTTTATACCGTTCTTTAATATAACGTTGTTCTGTAATTCAACTCCTGGCACCCAACTAATATTAAATCTACCGTTTGGATCTGGATTAAAAGTAACTATTGTATCTTTTTTACCACTTAGCCATTGAAAGTTGCCAGGCGTTATTACTGAAGAGTTTCTATTTCCTTCATTATAATCTATCTGCTCGTATATTTTTATAAGATTAAATAAACTATTTTTTGTTTCATCTCTAAATGCGTGCTCTTCTGTTCTAGGAAACTGACGATAAAATTCATTTAAGGCATCTTGATCATCTTTTAATCCCTCCGCTTCATTGCTCCAGTGATCAATTACGCCATAATCTATTTCTAATCCTTGTGGGTCAATTCTTTTTTCTTTAGGTGTATTAAAAACCGGTTGGCCATACTCATCAATGAAGCCTTCATAATTCCACTCCATTGGGATAAATAAAGAATATAATCCAGACTTTGTTTGTCCATTTCTATTTCTTTTTGTTACATTAGAGTTATTATATAAGTTTTTAAAATTATCACCACCTTTATCTAGTGAGTTAGATGTTGATCCCATCATACATTTGCCTACAACCCTACTACCTAATCTTAAACAAGTTTTTGTAACTCTCCAGTTGTTTTTTATATTATCAGGCCTTTCCCACTTACCACTTTCGTCGTGTACTAATAAAGAAAGCTTTTCACCATCGTAACTATTATCACCTGTATTTTTCCAGTCTATAGTTGTATCTAGTCCTTCAACATCATCCATTTCCTCACGCTCACGTATTTTCTTACGAGTAAACTTTTTAGCTGGCACTCTATATGCGAGTTCAGACTTTGGTCGGTCCATACCATCTTGTATTGGTTTAAAGAAAAATGGATAGTTGAGACTTATTGGTACAACTTTATCTGTAAACATTTTTTTAGCATCAGCACCAGTTTTAGACAATATACCAAATCTACTATCACCTGCTAATGTAGCTAGATTAACTGTTTCAGCTGAACTCATAAAAGAAAAACCAGAACGTCTATTTTTTAAATAACACATACCGTAACTTCTTTTGTCTGCTTTGCAGGCTTCCCAAAATATAAAGAACAACCTGTTTGCCTCTCTATAATCTGGAGCACCAACGTCAATTTTACTCCATTGTAAGTACATATAATGCGTACCTGTTATATATGTTGGCTTACCATTATTCATAAACCAAAACCCTTCTTCTCTTCTTTTAAATTCTTCATCTATATATTCATAGTGAGTTTCTTTAAAATCATTTGGGTAATCTTGCCAATCAAATACAGTTTTAATTTTTTTAAAAGCAGGGTTAACTGAAAACTGTTTCCACTTTTGTTCTGATTTAATTTTGCTACAAGAGTATATTTCTTTTGGTTGTTTTGGTAATGCTATTTGAAAACCTTGTATTTCTAATACCTTGCCTATCATGCCGGTTTTAGATATAGAAACTATATCAGCTTCTTTATTATAACCATACTCCCATTTTTTAGACTTATTGAGTCTCTTTATGGTGTTTATTTTTATAGGCTCTACAACCTTATATAATGATTGCCTGTACATTACTTAGATCTACCTTCTGCAAATCCTTTAAAAACTGTTTTCTTCTCTTCCTCCGTAGGCCTGTTCTCTAACATGTTTTCTTCTTCGTGGATTCTGTTTAATATTTCAAATGCATCAAATATAGCTAGCTTTTTTGTAGCCGCAGCATTCTTTAATCTATCTGCTGATATGTCTTCATCTGAATCAACTATTTCTTCTCTAGCTACTTTAATTAATTCTTCAACTGCTTTGTGT